TGTTTACTGCTGCCGTCGAGCAAGAAAAAGCGTGGGCAAGTTTTCTATTTAAAGACGGTTCGATGGTCGGTCTCAATGAGACGCTGCTGTGTGAATATATAGAATGGATTGCTAATAAGCGTATGACAGCTGTTGGTCTTCCTACACCTTATAAGGGAGGTAGCAATCCGCTTCCATGGACACAGAAGTGGATCAGTGGAGCAGAAGTACAAGTTGCTCCTCAGGAAACTGAGATTACTTCTTATGTTGTTGGTGGTGTGAAGAAAGACGTTTCTGCAGACACATTTAAAGGATTTAGTCTATGAGTTGTGGTGATAACTGTAATTGCAAAGGAACAAAAGATGTGCATGATACCGATTACTACAGAGACATGCTCGAGCATTATCGCAAGGGGTATAAAGACGGCGTGGAATTTGCAAGAAGCTATCCTCATCTATCACCTACAAATGTACCGAATGATAGGATTACCCAAAATTTAGTTGGTTGTAAAGTATGTGGAATTGATTTTAGTAAAGGAGTATGGGGCTATGTATGTAATCATGCAAACTGCCCGACTAGAGTAACATGTTAATTAGGAGAAAAGGAATTGTCTGATAAAGAAATAGTTTGTACAAATTGTGAAGCAGAGTTTCAAGTAGTGCATGATGAAGTAGATTCACCAGAGTTTTGTCCGTTCTGTGGTGATAAGATTAGATATGATGATAATGATTTAGATGAAGAAGATGAAGAAAACTGGTATCCAGATCCGTGAAATAAATAGAGGGAAAGGTGTCCCTCTGTGTCTTATGAAAACCCGTGGTATTATAATAACGAAATCGTAGAATCTGATAAGATAGAAGAGTTCTATGGTTTCGTTTATCGAATCACAAATACTCTAAATAATAAGCAATACATCGGCAAGAAGTTTTTCTGGTCAATGAAGACTCGCGTAATTAAGAAGAAAAAGAAGAGATATAAGGCTGAGTCTGATTGGAAAAATTATTACGGTTCTAACAAAGAATTGGTGTACGATGTTGAAAATTGTGGTATTATAAATTTTAAGAGAGAAATACTTCGTCTGTGTAAAACAAAAGGCGAGTGTGGATACTTCGAAGCGAAGTATCAATTCGCAGAAGAAGTCTTAGAGAAAGATGAGTACTATAACTCATGGATAATGTGTAAAATACATAAAAAACATGTTAAAAGGTAAAACAGCGTAAAAATTTCCGGAAATAATTTTTTCAGGTTACGGGTTGACATTTTTTCACAGTTTTTATACTATATAGATCAGGCGCACGTGGTGAAATAGGTAGACACAAGAGACTTAAAATCTCTCGCTTCGGCTTGTCGGTTCGAGTCCGACCGTGCGCACCAAATTCAAGGAGTAAATTATGGCACATCCTCATAAGAATCGCCCCCGTAAGGGCAGACGGAAGATTGGAAGTAAGAAGCGTAAGTCTCGTCGCTTGAAAGGCAAGCGTAAGGGTAAGAAGTAAATAGGAATAATGCGGGCGTGGTATAAGGGTTGTGCCCTAGCCTTCCAAGCTAGTGAAGACCAGTTCGAGTCTGGCCGTCCGCTCCACTTGAAATAGGAGTTATCGTGTCACGTGAATTCAACATCGAAGAAGTCAAAGAATATATTGCTAACAGCTCAGAAAATACCTCCATTTATATTGGAGCAGACAGCGAACGCTACCGTGGTCGCGATGACAAGTGGTATGCTGACTACACTGTTGCTGTTGTCGTACATGTTGACTCTTCTCGCGGATGTAGAGTATTTGGAAGAGTAACTTCAGAACGTGATTATGATAAGCGCCATGACAGACCATCATTTCGCCTGATGAATGAAGTATATAAAGCTTCTGAAATGTATCTAGAACTTTTTGAAGTGATCGGCGATCGTCACTGCGAAGTTCATCTTGATATTAATCCTGATGAGATGCATGGATCATCTTGTGTTATCCAACAGGCAACCGGTTATATCCGTGGTATGTGTGGATTTGCTCCAAAAGTAAAGCCAGAAGCATTTGCTGCTTCATATGCTGCCGATCGTCTCAAAGAAATCATTGCTGCTTAAAGGAGAATAATATGCAACCATCTATTACAGAAGTAAGAAGCCAACTTATTTACGACGAGGGTCTTCGTAATTTTATGCTTGGTGTTTATAACTATATGACATTTGCTCTTGCTGTCAGCGGCCTTGTATCGCTTGGCATTAGCATGAGCCCAGATCTTCTTAAGATGATCTGGGGTACAAACTTTAAGTGGATTGCAATATTCTCTCCATTGGCTATGAGTCTTGCTTTTGCATTTCTTGTTCAGAATATGTCTGCACAAACTGCTAAGATCTTTCTAGTAGCTTTTGCTGCCGTTATGGGTCTTAGTATGAGTTCGATCTTCCTTATCTTTAAGCTTGGAAGTATTGCGCAGGTATTCTTCATCACTGCTGCCACGTTTGGTGCTACTTCTTTGTATGGTTATACTACAAAGCGAGACCTTACAAATCTTGGTAGTTTCTTGATGATGGGTGTCATTGGTCTTGTAATTGCTGGTCTTATTAATCTGTTCTTACAAAGTTCTATGATGTCACTTATTATCAGCTGTATCTCTGTATTGGTGTTTACCGGTCTTACGGCTTATGATACACAGAACTTAAAGAATACATATGATGAGCTCGATGAGACTGAACGAGATAAGGCCGGAGCAATTGGAGCTTTTAATCTTTACATAAACTTCATCAATATCTTTATGTCACTCCTCAATATCTTGGGTGATAGAAAAGAATAAAAGAATTGCGCGAGTAGCTTAAAGGTGAAGCCGGCCGCTCATAACGGTCTGAGTGTAGGTTCGAGTCCTACCTCGCGCACCATTATTTAAAAGGTTCACATATGAAAATTAATTTATGGAATAAGATATTTGATATATCTGAACCGGCATGTTTATATAAATGGCAATGGACAACTTTATACTTAAGTAACTTAACGTCTAGTACTTGTCATAGAGTTGATGCTGCTAATGTATCTTTAGAAAATTTAGGTGATTTTCATAATACGCCAGAAGCAATTAACGATAGAAAAATGATGAAATCTGGTCAGTGGCCAGGTAGAGGATGTGAATATTGCAGAGACATTGAAAATGCTGGTGGCTTTAGCGATCGCCAAAATATTAATAACAATTTTAATCTCATTAAAAGATTTACACCTAAAGAATTTAATAATAAAGATCTTCCAGTTAAAGTTACACCTTCTACGATAGAAGTTTATTTTTCAAATCTTTGTAACCAATCATGTCTTTATTGTTTTCCAAGATTTAGTTCTAAGATAGAACATGAATTTAGACGCTATGATATAGCAACTAATAATGACAATGATCGAGAACGTTTTCAACATGATATTCAAAGATTTGAAAACCAAAGAAAATACTACGAAGAAGCTAAAATTAAATTTTGGAAATGGATGAGTGAGAATGCAATTAAATTAAAAGAATATCATATTCTTGGTGGAGAACCTTTTTATCAAGATGAGATCTATGAAAATATTAACTTCTTTAAAGAAAATCCTTGTCCAGATTTAGACATACAAATTTTTACAAACTTAAATGTTGATACACTAAGAGTAAAAACTATATTAGAACAATTTAGAGATTTATTATCTAGTAATAAAATTAAATCACTAACATTAAAATTGAGTATTGATGCATGGGGTTCAGCAGAAGAATATGTTCGTAGCGGATCTAAAAATATTGTATGGAAAAACAATTTTGATCTTTTATGTAATGAGTTTATTTCATATTTTCAAATACACTTGCACTCGACATTATCAAATCTAAGTATTAAATCTACAATAGATTTAGTAAGATTATATAATGATTCTCCTGCTTCTAAAATAGATAAAAATATACATGGTTTTAGCATGGCGGGCGGCCATGACCATTTACATATTGGTATTTTTCCAAATGGTTTCTTTGATGAATCTTTTGATCAAATAACAAATGAAATTATATTTGAATCATCTAAAAAACAAATAGCCGGTTTTAAAAATTTAGCTAATTCTAAACCATATAAACCTGAACTGATTTATAAACTTAAAAATTACTTAGACGTAATTGATAAAAGAAGAAACATGAATTGGAAAAAAACATTTCCTTGGTTGGAAAGTTTTAATCCTGATGATTTTAAAGAATGAACATGAAAAATACATTATTAATTGCTATCTGTAGTATACTTGCTGGCTGCGTTACTACAGATAGTAACGCTTCTCTTATAGAAGAATCTAAAGGTATAAATAAAAAGTATCATGTCAATGCTACATGGTATAGAGCGGGTCGTAAGACTGCCAATGGTGAGAAGTTTAATCCACATGGCATGACTGCGGCTCATAAAAAGCTGCCGTTTAATACTATGGTGCGTGTCACAAACCCTGAGAACGGTAAGAGCATTTTGGTTAGGATTAATGATCGTGGCCCTTTTACCAAAGGTAGAGATTTAGATCTGGCTATGGGGGCAGCAAAAGCTATAGATATGAAAGGTACATCTAAGCTGATAATGGAGATCATGCCTAAACAATAACAAAAAGGAAAAAGCATGAAAAAGATTATTTTAATTGTGTCACTGATGCTGGCACCATTTGCATTAGCAAATCTTGCAGAAGCTAGGCCAAACAATGAAAATACTCAGGTCTCGCAACAACCAGTAAAAAAGAAAAAGAAGCAGACTAAGAAGAAACCAGTTAAAAAAGTACAAGAAATCAAAGCTACACAGCCAACAAGCCAATTAGCTTTTAATGATCTGGTATTCCATACCAATGATGAATCTGCCTCTCAATACTGGGCAAGAGAACATGAAAGACAGGAAAGAGAAAGACAACAACAGGTTGCATCTTCTCTTGGTCTTAAGAAACAAAATCCTGTACAAAAGAAACCTACTACTTTAGAAGTTCGTAAGAACTGTTTTTGGTTTGTATGTAATGAAGAAGTAGTTAAACCTGTCTATGCAGAAGCAAAGAAGTGGGAAGGTAAGAATGCTAAGAAGCACCGTGGAGAATTAAAGAATCTCATGGCTGCTGGCAACAATAACCAACCCGTGGATCCTGTTCGTATACCATGGTGTGCAGGCTTTGTTAATGCTATACTAGCACGTTCTGGTTATGAGACAACAGGTAGTCTTATGGCTAGAAGCTTCTTACATTATGGTATAGTAACAAAAGAACCAGAAGTCGGTGACATAGTTGTTACAAAAAGAGGAAGCAACCAGATGGCAGGACATGTTGGTTTCTTTGAAGGTTATGAATGGTTTGAGGGTGTTAAGTATATTAAAGTATACGGAGGAAACACTGCAAAATCAGTACAAGTTGGTTACTTTCCTGTAAATCAAATATTAGGTTATCGTAAACCAGTAGTAGCTTGAGATACATACTCATACAGCGATATAATTATAATATAATATTAGACACAGAACAAGATCAAATAGTTTTCTTATCAAAAGATCTTGTTCTGTGTCGAAAACAATTGGAGTTATACAATGCCACACGTGGATCTTCTGCTAGTTGAAATAAATTGGTTAAGACAAATCTTAGAACATATTGAGACAGCAATTAAATCAGAGACAATGACTGACTCTGAGAAAACTGTTGCTATTGGGTGGTTAGTTCGTCAAACAAAGAGTGCAAGTAGAGATGAGTGACAAAGAAGATAAGATTACTAATATTCCAAGTATTGAAGATCATCATTACCTTCTATTCAATAAAGATTTTGATCCAAGCTCATGTGGAGATGCAATGGAGTTTATCATTGCAAGAAACTTAATGAGGAAAGATCGCCCCAAACATATTAAGATGATTATTAATTCTCCGGGCGGCGAAGTTGGATCTGCATTTGCATTAATCGATACTATAAAAGGATCAAAGATTCCTGTTTATACCTATGGTTTAGGTGAGATTGCTAGTTGCGGGTTAATGACTTTTATTGCCGGTGAAAAAGGCCATCGCTATGTTACAAGAAATACTGCTATTCTTTCTCATCAATATTCGTGGGGAAGTTATGGCAAAGAGCATGAACTTATGGCTCGTGTAAAAGAATTCAATAATACTCACGCGCGTATTGTAGAACATTATAAGCGTTGCACAGGTTTAGATGAAAAATCAATTAAAAAATATCTTCTTCCGGCAGAAGATGTTTGGCTTACAGCTAAAGAAGCTGTTAAGTATGGAATAGCTGACGAGATCGTGGAGTTTTATTAATGTGGAGACTCTGGGCAAAAGCTCTAGGGGAAAAAGCAAGTGAAGATGACAGAGAAGCAGATAGGATTGCAATCATCCGTTCTTTGATTGTTTTATGTTATATCATAACAAACGTTTTTATTGTTGCAGGAGTTATTAGACATTGGTGAAGTCTTTAGAATGGTGGATGGAGTGGTCTGCTACGGCTGTCCTTATGGTTGGTGTAGCTCTAACTGCATGGAATGTATATCCACTTAACATTTACTTCAGTCTTGCTGGTAACTTTGGTTGGTTAATCGTTGGATATATGTGGAAAAAGTGGTCTTTAATTATAATCCAGTTTGTTGTATCAGCACTTTACATAGCAGGCCTCATTATAAATACTTAAAACGAGGATGCCATGAAACCATTTTATTCATACTTAGAAGAATTAAAGATAAGCCTTCAATATCATGATGAGCTTAACCCTAAACTTTGGAACGGCAATAAGTTAAAGCCAGAAGTAAGAACAAAGCTTTTGAAGTTTGCTGATACTTGGGCTGACTATGCCAGCATTCCTAAGAACTTAATTCAGGATGTAATCATGGTCGGTGGTAACGTTAATTATAACTACACCGATAAATCAGATATTGACGTCCATCTAATCATTGATAGAAATAAGTTAGGTGAAAGAAAGTTGGTTGATGACTATCTTCAGAGTAAGAAAGTTTTATGGACTCTAACACATAAAGTTAAAGTATACGGTTATTCTTTAGAACCATACGCACAAGATCCTGTAACATCCTATCCGAAAGGGCAGGGTGTTTTTTCTTTAAAGAATAATAAGTGGGTAGTTGAACCCGTAAAAGGCAATTATAACTTCAACGCTGATAAGAATCTTAAGAAAAAAGTTTCTGACTATATGCATCTTATCGATCATATGATTAAGAGTAAGATGGATGCAGAGGCATTTCAATCTCTTAAAGCAAAAATAAGAGATATGAGAGGTGCTGCTATTGCCAAGGGTGGTGAGTTTAGTCAAGAGAATCTTGTATTCAAGGAACTTCGCAATCGAGGATACCTTGACAAGATGGATAAATATGAGAAGAGCCTGAAGGATAAAGAACTCTCGTTGTAATGTTTGATTATATATTATGGTTGCTGTTTGGTACAGCTTATGGATTCATAATTGGATTGATACCAGTCGCTGGTGCTAGCACAGCGTTAATAACCATCTATGGCTTTTTGGATTTCTTTAGAGCAGATCCCTATACTCTTGTAGTTTTCACAACGGCGATAGTAGTCGCGAGCACCATAGGTGATAGTTTTGCTAGTATTGTTCTCAATATACCCGGAGCATCCGGATCTGCGGCAACCATCGTCGATGGGTTTCCGATGGCTAAGAAGGGTGAAGCAGCTCGTGCGTTAAGCGCAGCTATCACAACTTCTACTCTAAACGGTTTCATATTCGGAATCATAGCTCTTGTATTCTTACCATTTTATTCTAAAGCAGTTTTAGCTTTTGGTATACCAGAGTTACTATGCTTTTTAATTCTTGCATTTACATGTGTTACTTTTATTACGAGTGATAAATGGGTAAGAGGATTATTTGGTCTGTCGATAGGTATATTCTTAGGAATGGTCGGCCAGCATCCAACAACTAATGCAGCAAGATGGACTCTTGATTGGGATTACGTAAAAGCAGGTATTCAAATCATGCCAGTACTTGCTGGTGTGCTTGCATTTCCAGAGTTGATAGAAGCTTATAGATCCGGATATAACGCTACTACAACAAAGATAGTTGATGCTAAGAATCAAACTATACAAGGTGTAAAAGATACATTCATAAATTGGAAAGATAGTCTCAGGGGTGGAACTATAGGTGCCTTTATCGGCGTATTGCCTGGTGTTGGTGGTGCAGTTGCCGATTGGGTCGCATACAGTCAAACAGTAGCTTTAAACAAGAATGAGAAGATACCGTTTGGCGAAGGCAATATCAAGGGTGTTATTGGTTGTGAGGGTGCAAACAACTCACAGAAAGCAACGGGTTATATACCAACAGTTTTGTTTGGAATACCTGCAGCACCATTTGAAGCTATCATCTTAAGTTTGTTTATCTTAGTTGGTATAGAACTAGGCACACCAAACTTACTAAAAGACATAACGTTCTTCAAAGCATTAAACTATAGTTACATGGCTGCATTAGCTTTAACGTTCATAGTTTCTATGATCATGATAAAGTATATCACACTTATATTTAGAGTACCATTCTCTGTATGGTTTTATGTGTTATCAGCTTTATTAGTATGGAGTTGTGTGCAATACACCGGTTACTGGGAAGACTATTTTATCCTCTCTATCTTTATAGTTCTTGGATTATTGCTAAAATACTTTAGCATAAGTAGAGCTGCATTTATTATAGGTTTTGTGTTATCAGACCAGATAGAAAAAATGTATTATCAATACACTACTCTATTTGAATGGCATGATGCTTTCACAAGACCTATATCTCTGATTTTAATATTAGTATCAATCTCTCTTGCAATATATGGAATATTTTTTAACAAAACAAGGATATCTTATACATGACACAGTATCAGGAATGGAATGGAAGTCGCTGGGAATATATGAAACAACAGAGCAAATGGCATTTTGATGATTCTAGATTGCCTGAGCTCGGAAAAGATAGCTTTACTTTTGTAGGCAACTTCAGATATAACTTTAAAAATATTATTGAGAAGTACATTCCTAAAGCACAGGCTAGCACATGGGCAACAAGGAATAATTATAATGCAAAGATTGCAGAGGAAGGATTGTACTCTGCATCGGCTGAGCAACAAGATCTTATAAACGCGGGTGCAGATCCAAATCAAGAAGTATTCTGTAGAGTGGCTGCTGATGATGAACCGTTGTTCAAATACATTGCTGAGTATCTTGGTATAGAGAATCCTGCTATCAAGTTTCATAATCAAAAAACTGGACAGATGCTTCATCTTCATATCGATAACTTTGCAGCTAGACCTGAAAGAGATAATAGTTTTAAAGTTACTGAGATGGATGAGAATCCTGATATCATGCGTAGGTTTGCAATCATGCTTGATGACTGGAAATCAGGCCAGATATTCCAGTTAGGAAATGCTATGTTCTGGCAATGGGAAGCTGGTGATTGTATAACATGGGAATGGAAAGATATCCCACATTGCACAGCAAACATGGGATGGGATGATAGACCAATGTTGCAGATCACTGGTTACACTACAGAAAAGACTAAGGATATACTGAGAAACGCAGAGAGCTTAGGACCATTTTATCATGATATTTCATCTACACCTTTTAAATGAAGATACAAACCAAGTTCATATCCTTGATCTAGAACCATATGATAATATTTTAGGGAATGCTTGGTCGTCGCTTTTAAAACAAGCTATCAATAGTAATAACTGTTGGTTAGTTGAGACTGATAGGATCTATCATCTTAATAATGTATGGAGTAAGGAGAAGATAATCTCTAGAATGAAAGAGTGTGTTGATATAGTCAACACGTATGACGACATCATTGATGTTCAGTTCGATGGAGAAATTAACCAAGAGCTAATGAATTATCTTCACACATTTTTCGAAAGATTAAGGGGTAAAGATGAGAATCCTCCAGAGTGGTATATCAATGCTCCTAGAAAAGTTAAAGATGCTGTGTCAGAGTTTAATGTTCTAATTCATAGATACGAAACATATGATAACGTTGGACAACATGCAAAGATAACGGTTGGTTATAAACATAGACCAACAAGAGAGATGACAATAGAAGAAAAGAAATGTTTTAACTTAGATCTTAAACCAGGAGAGGTGTATCTAAAGTATTGTCATAAGGGCAAAGACTTATTAGATGTATTTAAAGATAAAGACGATCATGTTGGTGATGAAAACATATTACCGCAACATAGGATAAGTTCAGATTTTAACTTGAATTTCTCTTGGTTTTTAAACCAATCAAGGAAAGAAGACTTTATTAAATGGTTATCTGATAATAAAGAATATTTAAAGTCAATAAATATCGATATCGATGATCCATCTATTACGATTGGTAAAGGTGCAGTCGGAAAAATAGTAACAGATAATTTAGAAGAGTTGCAACAAATTATTTTTGGTGTAACTAAAATTCATGATATAACATATACGGAGTGAACAATGAAAAAATTATTATCGTTTTTCATAGCATTGCTATTTTCAACTGCAGTGTATGCACAACAACCATACAGATTAATTGTTCCGCAGGAACCTGGCGGTGGAACATCAGTATGGGCAAATATTATTGCTCAGCATCTTGAAAAGTTTATTGGAACAAAAGTTATTGTTGAACATATTCCAGGAGCCAACGACATTCCTGGTTTCAATAAGTTTCATAACGAGTTGCAGAAAGATCCATATGCAATCATGGTTGCGCATGGTGGTAATGCTGAGAGTTTCTTAACAGATAAAGTCGACTATGACTATAAGTTTTATGAACCTATTGGTCTTGTGAATCTAAACATAGTAGTAAGTCATAGCACAAAGTTTGATCCTTATAAAGAGAAGGTAAAGTTTGGATCTACATCTGGCAGAAGACCAGATGTCATGGCAATAGTCATGATGATATGTGGTCCACAACCAAATATGGATGCTTATATCAAGTGTTATAATGATAAAATGATTTTTGTTAAGGGAATGAAACCTGCAGAAGCAAGACTCGCTGCTCTTAGGGGTGAGCTCAACACCGTTCGAGAAACGTATTCCTCGCATCTTAAGTTTATTAATCCGATGATTGAGAAAGGTGAGTACAAGCTTTGGTTCTCACACGGTGTTCTTGATCTCAAGACAGGCAAAATCGTAAAAGATAAGAACTATAATACCAATCACTTCGAAGATCTCTATAAACAAAAGTGGGGAGTAGCACCTTCAGGTGAGTTCTATGATGCTTATGTTCTTGTTAAGAACTTTAGAGATGTTCTTCAGAAGAGTCTATGGGTTGGCAAGTCAAACCCAAATGCAGAACATATCAGATCATCAATCAAGAAGATGCTTGCCGATCCTGTAGCTAAGAAAGCTCTTGACGATGATAGTGGTGATTACGAATGGTTCATCGGTGATGACATGACTAAAGCATATGGAATCATCAAGAAACAGATCAATCAGAAGAGTTTAAAGAATCTTGTGAAGTTTACACAAGAAGGAATTAAATTAGAAAGTATCTATAAGCCAGAATTACTGATTCCGTAAGTGCCTCATAAACTTTCTAGTTAAACTCTTCTCTAAACGATATGCCTCTTTTTCCCAAGGAGCATTCCAATATGATGCATCAATATTATCATATCCATACTCACTGATATGGATATCACCTTTCCATCTAATCTTCTTAGAGGTATTATAATCTCTTAGTTGACCTGTCGCGTATTGTTTGACATGAACTAATTCGTGTGCTAAGACGCTAAGAGTCTGTCTGAAGGTTAGATCAGCATCTATCTCTATATCAAAATCCCTCGGCCTATTCAGGTCGAGGGCATCACACACTCCATAAAAATATTCTTTTTTAAATAGATTCTTCTTAAATCTAATAGTTACATAGACGTTGTTTGATAGTCGATTTGACATCAGACATGCTGCATAATAATGTGCAGCCTTTCGTATGATTTTTCTCTGACACTTGCTTGGTTTTCCGTAGATAGTAATATCCATGATCGTCTCCCCTAGCCAAAGATTTGTAAAACCTTCTCTACGTAAAGATATTTATCTTTAACAAAAACCTGTGGCTCTGGTTGTCCATCTACAGTTATGATAATAACTATCTGAGGAATTTTAAGATCAGTGAGAGCTTCAGCCATTAGACTATAACATGTAGCCTGTAAGAAGTAATCTTCGATCCACTCTTCCTTCTTAGGTTTAAGAGAAGTCTTGAAATCAACAATACTTATAACACCATCAAACTCAGCAATACAGTCAGTTCTTCCTGCTGTATTAAGTTTCTTTGAATAGAGTGGTGCTTCTACTGCATAGATTTTTCCTACACGATTATCCAATACAGATTTAAGATTGGAAAATGTCATGATGTTTGCTGGCATTACACCTTCAGGATAAACGTCTTTATTGAGAAGATAATCTTCGCAGATAGTATGAAGTGCGGTACCACGATTGCCAGCCTGAACTTTAATTTGCTCTGCTCTATCTTGGCCTACACTATCAATCCATTTCTGTAGGTGTGTCTTATCTTTATGCTGACCTAGCACAGTAGTGACAGAGGGATATCTGCCACCATCCGGTGCAAAATAATATCTTTTACCATCAATGATACGAGCTTCAAAGTCTTCGAACTCTACAAAAGAATGTTCGAAGACTTTACCTCTATTGTATGTTGGTCTGCTTGCGCTAAGCCGCGATCTGAAGTCTGTCTTTAACAACGATATATTCTTTCACTAATGATGACCTAACAATGTCATCCACATCAAAATCAATGAAGCTGAAGGCTTTCATGTTCTGTAAGATCTTCATGAAATCAATAAGACCCTTCTTATCTTTGTCATAAGTAAAGTCTGACTGTCTGAAGTCTCCACAAAATATGATTCTGCAGTTTCTGCCGATACGCGTAATGATAGAGTCCAATTCATGAAGAGTCATGTTAGCTACTTCATCCACGATAACAATACAATCATTCAGCGTGATACCACGCACGAAAGAAGTACTAATGAATTCTACATAATCTTTTGTCTTAAGTACATCATAAGCATCACCCCTATTAAATAATTCTGAACAAATTGCATAATATGGTGCTTCGTATACTTTAGCTTTTTCTTTTTGATTACCGGGAAGGAAACCCATATCGCGTGTTGGGACCACGCTTCTAATTATATAGACTTTATTATATCCACAATTACCATCAAACAATTCTTTTAGAGACAGATATAAGGAGATGAAACTCTTTCCTGTACCAGCGATACCATGAAGCATTAGATTTTTCTTGGCAGAAAATGCTTCGAATGTTTTTTGCTGGTTAGCTGTTAAAGGTTTTATCTCTCTGAGATTGAAGTTAACCCTAAAGTTTGCTTCGTTATTTAACTTTACTCCCTGTTCTCTTAATGCTCTTCTCTGTTTCTTGTTAAGTCTTGTTTGTTGCTGAGTCATTGTTTCTCTTATTGTTATAATTAAAATGTATTGACAGTAGACCTAGTCGTTCCTTTCGAGTGTTCTTTCTTTACATTCTTTAGGATATCTCTAAAAGAGCTATCAGGTTTTCTAAGACCAAGTCTAACACTATCTCCAATGGCTGGAGCGCCGTTTACAAGTTGAGTTACATTAGCATTCTCCTGTAGATATACATCAAGAGCAGATATACTCATGAATTCTTCATACTCTTCACCTGTATCATTATTACGGAACTTATATGTAGGCATTACTTCCTCTCGTAATAGTACTCTTCATCTTCGAAATCGTCTTCTTCAATCAGAGCATGTATATCTTTAGTTTTAAGGGCTCGCTCGAACCTCTTGCTTTCTTTTTTATTTACTCTATTACGAGGGTTGTCGTAATATTCTTCTTCGTCATCTTCATAAGAATAGTCGTTCTTCTTGAACTTCTTAAACGTTGACTTGCTCATTGATTAGTCCCGGAAATGCCTCTGTTACTATTGCTACATTAATTCCCTTGTATGGAAGCTTCTTGTCTTTCATTCCAATAAGAAGCTCAGCATCTTTAGGATCGACTGATTCAAGCATAGTTATAAAAAGAGATTCACGCTTGAGATTTGTAAGGCCAGGATGACCGTCCTTAACAAATAGATAAAACTTTCTTGCCTCAGAATATAACATTCCTTGGCTCTCGACATGATCGCTAGGTCTATAAGGAGGTGCACCTTCAGGTAAATCAAAAACAATACTCTTATCAAGAGTATGTTTCAATACAGAGCGAAGTACTGGATTATCATGCTGTCTTAATAGATCCAGTTTTTCTTGTTTAGTCTTTGCTTTAGAAACCTTATCAAGGATTTCTGATATACTCAGCCTCATTAAAATTCTCCAATACTTTCCATAAGGTTCTTCAATCTATTGGTAATAAAATAATTCATCATCTTACTACGGTCTCTGTTATTTTGTTCTTCATATTGTATAAGGATCTTCTCTTTAAGTTCTGCCGGTGTAAAACTAAGATTGATCAGGTGCATGTTGCGCTTGTAATTCCTAAAGAGTGGATGATTAAGTTTACCATCTAAACCTTCTTCTAGGATTGCTTCAATCTTTTTTGCAGTAAGTGGTTTCTGACGTTGGCCAACAACAAAGCAGTCATCATTAGATAGAATATTAGGAACACCATCACCGGAATCACCCTTAAGAATATGCTCCTTGAGGAAACGTTCAGGATCATTGTGTTCTATAAACTTCTTACGAACAGGATCATACTGACGAACGTTAGAATAGATATGAAGCTGAATAAAATCTTTATCACCAGATAGGATTAAGATCTTCTCATCGCTATCGGTTGAAACAATCTTACCATGAGTGTGTACTAGTGTTGCAATAATATCGTCTGCTTCTGCAGACTCTACATCGATAACACGATAAGGAAAATAATCTTTAAGCTCTTGACGAATCTTCCCCAAGCAGTCAAAGATGCTCTTCCAATCAAGCTCAGACTTCTCTTGATTCTTTTTACGGTTAGCTTTGTAGTAAGGGAATTCTTTCTTGCGCCAGTTATTGGTGTTATCACACGCAATAACAATCTCACCGTATTCACGTGAGAATTTTTGATTGAAGGAGCGAATAGCGTTGAGGACCATATGACGAACCATATTTTCCTCAAGCTGTGCGTTAGTGTGATTACCTAATTGCATCATTAGGTTAGAGATCATTACTTGGTTAAGATCAATTATGATCATGATATATATAGAGCTTAGCTCTTCTCCTGTTGAACTTCGAACATAGAAGATATTACATCATTTCTTAAAAGAAGTACACCGCTATTTTCGTCATGATTGAATAGATTTTCTGCTAAGATTTGCATTGGGTGATCTATACCGTAATGCTTAAGCATAATAGATCTCAGCGCTTCTACCAAGAATGCCCCGTCTTTTACATTGTTTACTTCACCGGTTTCTTCATCATCAATGAAGTCAA